CTGAACATGCACAGAAATTGACGTAGAGTAACTACCTTCATGAACAACACGACTCTGACGAACCTTGCCAAAATCACCTTCAATAAAATCAAAATGGGCATATCCATCATCTGAAATTATCGGAAGATCAAATTCAAAATCTTGATAGCAGGAAAGCCAATCAAAAAACATCAGTTGACAGCCTTAATGTCGTCTTTTAATTCGGGATTCCGAACCTTAGTGTGGGTGTTACAGACACTCCCCACACTTTCATTTTTTGCGATCTCTGGAAAAAGCGAAGTTTGAACAGCAAAAGGCACAATCAAACGATTCAAAACAGGCGAAAAAAACAAAGCGTAATGCTTTTGAATTGCAGTTAAAGAAACGGGCGGTAATAATTTAACGGCAGAAATCATAAGTTGGTGCTCCCCTGCCCCAAAACATCGGGCGACTGAACAGCAGGAGAACGGCAAAGGTCGCCAGAATTTAAAAATGTTTGATGTTTAGCTGAATAAAAATAATTTGCATAACGCGTGAATAATTCAGGCGAACGCTGAAAATGGTAATAAGCCCGATTAGAAAATTCTAAAAATTGAACGGTCATAGCTTTGCCTCTATGTTATTAACTCAACGAGTGTTAACTCGGTTAGTTAATAGTCTAAGCAGAAAATAGAACTATTCAAGTTAATATTAACTCTACGAGTTAAAATATATTTAGTAACTCAGTGAGGTACACTAAAATGATGCAAACAATTAAAGACTACATTGAAAAACTAAAAGAAACATATAACTTAAAAAGCTATTATAAAGCAATGGCTTATATTGATATGGTGCCGCAAGGATGGACAAAAATAAAAGCGGGAGGAGGAATTTCAGAAAAAGCAGCAATTAGACTAGCGCAAGCATTAAAAATAGACCCCATTGAAATAATGGCGGTATCCAATGCGCTCAAAGCAGAAAATAACGAAATAAAAATGATATGGTTAAAACTGGCTAAACAAAAAGAAAAAGAAAGAAAACAAAAAGAAGAAACAGAAATAATATGTGAATATCGACGACGAAGCACAGACAAAGAATGAAAGAATTGATATTAATCGTATTGATAAGTGCTTGCTACAAAAACGGATTTACAGAACAAAAAAGACCTGACTACGGAAAAATAGCAATAGAAGGAATGATTTCAGGCGTAACAGAAACAATTAAAAATATACCTAAGGCAGCAGAAATAATAAGTAACAAAATTAACGAATCCCCAAAAACAAAAATATGGATTGAAGGGAAAAGCCTAAAAGAATGCATGGGAAAAAATAAATTAATAAACAATAACACTGTTCAATGTCATAACGGATACTTCAAAGAAGCAGAATAGAAACCTCGCATAATGCGCCCTATGCAAAAAAGCCCCGATGTAAGTCATTTTACACCGGGGCTTTTCTACATAAGTCTATGATTATTATGCGAAGTTGCCTATGTTAGTTTTTTCAAATTAAATTTCTTCGATCAGATCTCAAAAAAACTTTTCTTCTAATCAATAATAATCGCTCTTCACGTTCAGGATTATATTTTGGGTTCGAAGGATATTCTTGCATCCAAGCACCGGATATACGCGCGCATAAACAATCAGCTTGAGATAACAATTTTTTTTGTTCTTTGATCATTTTCATTTTTTTACCTTTTAGTAACGTTACTTTAATAGTCAATGATAAATTTCAGACTATGAGCCTAGTACGCTATTCCCATGAACCTGGGTGTTTTAAATTTAATATTTTCCAGATCAAAAACCCTGGTCTGTCGGTTCCCGTGTAAATCCGATCAAAAAGCCCTGGCATGAATGTTTAGGTCAAAACCTAAAAGCGTTAATTAGTGAATGAATGGCTTGTGTGTTGCCTACCTTTTACCGAATATGAACCAAAGCAAGCCAATAATTGAAACGGCTATAAGAGCGACAACGGGAAACGATAAGCCGTGTAGAGCTTTAAAAATAACCCCATAAATCAAGCCATGAATCAGGGAAGAAACGACCATATTACCGATATTAAAGCCCTGATGATGAGCATGGACAAAGAAACCCGATAGAATATTAATAGGGTGCATAGTGATCTTTAATCGTTTTAAGAAGATAACGAACCAGACTAAAAGACTCGAAAACGATAAAATCTAAAATATAAATAATCAAAGCAAGTTGAAGCAATAATTCGGTTATAGCCTGCATTTTTATACCCTGTGAATTAGTAATAAAGTTAATATAAATACGCTATTTTTGAAAAATTGCCTTGCTCCTCCGTCGCCTAGCAATTTTTCTAAATAGCGTATTAGTTAGAACCAAGAAGGTTTGTGGAGGCGGTAACAATAGCGTTGTTGGTCTTGTAATCGGCTTTATCAGTTTTAACAGCATAAGTCATACAATCACGTTGATTAAAATAAACCAGACTTTGAACGGTAGAGGTACAGCGGTCAATTTTGGCATGGTAACAAGTCAAGTTAAAAAGCTTGCCGGATGAATGTTTAAGCGTGACATGACAAAGGCCATGAATGAAAACCTCGAAACCATAAGAGACCAGGTGCGCAAATGGAACAGACTTTAGGCCGCTTGGAGTTTCAACAATAAACGCGGTTTTTTTGGTGTCTTTCAGATCGTGAACGGCAAGCGCGAGTAATTCAAAACCTAAGAGGTCAGAAAAATTAACAACTTCCCTATTCCCGACATTAAGAGAATTATCATGATTAACCGAATCAGGGCGTAACTGATTATTTTCCAGATTAGTCGAAATAATACGAGTATCGGCGGTTTTAGAAATTGAATCAGGAACCGGAGAATCAATTTTAAGATCATCGTGAGCTGATGCAAAACGGAACATAAAAAAGATGCCAGTGCAAATGGATAATAAGATAATGGCAAGCTTGAAACGTACCCCATTATCCGAAAGAATGGACTTGTCAGCGTTTGAGGCGGTGTGTTCGCCGGTGGCGGTGGACTGGTAGCATTTAAAGATACGGATATCGGCCTTGTATTTGTGAGGCGTGCCGATACGATTTGATATAGTTTTACCGTTATTTTCTGCATCATGTTGAAATTCGTACCAAGTGTTTTTGAAAAGAAAAGGCAGTTTTTCGCCTAACGATTTATGAAGAAAAGCAGTAACGCAAACTTCACGGATAATTGGCTGTATTTTGGCAATATTAGGCGTGGACAAATAAATATCCCATTGAAAATGTCGCTGCATATCAAAAGCGTTATTAACATCTTCAGGACGAGGAATACCGTCGGGAAATTCTTCAGTAACTGGCAATTGTTCGGGTTTATAACCCAAAGGACAAATATATTTATCCAAGGATTCAAGCTTGAAGGATGCACGCTTTGGGTAAATACGCTGTGCTTCATCCATCAAAACCAAAGCCCCGAAGGGTATCCAGTGGAAAAAACCAGCCATGAGAGCGCGGCCTAATTTCGTTTCCGCAGTAACAAAAATAATCTGGGCGGAATCAGGAAAGACTAAATCAGGAAATTGCAGCTTAACGCGATCTATTGAGTTAAAGCCCCTAATATTGGTAACAATAACACGACCGGCAACCAAAGCGGGAATCCCGAAACGCTGAACCAAAGCAAAGGATTTAAAAGAACCCGGTGCACCATGATCTATACGAGAAGCCATTTAAAAACCCAAGAAACGGAAAACGAACTTGGTAACAGAGGCGGATAAAATCATACTAACCGCGTCAGGAATACGAAAAAAAGTTAACATTGATAAAACACTGGAATTAAGACTAGACCATGCACCGTTAAGATAAGATGAAATGTTAAGATTAGTAATAATTTGTTGAGCAACTCCCCAAGAAAAACCCAACAAGGCAAGTTTGGCCTTCCAGAGAGCCACGACAGACCATTGCACAAACCACGCAGTAAACTTAGTTAACAACACAATCAAATCAGTTTGAAAAAAATTACTAACGGTTTGCTGTAATTGAACGACAGAATTAACAACATCAACAAAAACAGACATGTATTACTCCAAGAAAATGCGAACGGAAATGTAAGCGGCCAAAAACATGACGGTTAAACCGACATAAGAAAGCGGAACCGCGTAGTTATTGAGATTAGCGACAACATGAACATGAAAAATAGTGCCATAATCGAATGATGGCAAAGTACCATTGCCGGAATGAGAAAAAGTAAATAAAGACTGAACTTGTGAACTAATAGACTGGAATTGTGTATTAAAATCGGCTTGTGCCTGAGTAACAGCAGTATTAACGGTCGCATCCGAAAAAACACCAGCAGATTGTAAAGTGAAAGAATTACCCGTACCCGTAGACATAGCAGTAAGCGATTTATTTATGGAATCCAAAGATTGAGTAGACGCGAGCTGATCGGTCGATTGAGTATTGGCGGCGGCAGCAGAAGCAGCACGAGACGCGCCAAGACTATCTTGAGCAGCTTGGAACATATTATTACCGGCAGTAGTAGCGGCAGCAATAGTGGCAGGATCGGAAGGGTTAGCAGCAAGATTTTGTTGAGCGGTACGGTTGGCAACATTGGCAGCAATTTCGGCGGAAGATTTAACGGCGGCATTAGCAGCGGCGTCGGCGGCTTGTTTGGCAAACATTTCGGCGTTTGGCTTGGTGATACATTGCAAAGAACCGTTAATAAAACCGCGTGTTTGATTGGCAGAACAACCAACGGCATTATCAGCAACACACAAATAGGTACCATCATCATGTTGGCCTGATGGACAAGCCAATGGAGCATCGGCCAGACATTTATCGTTAGCGGTTGAGGCGTGAGAATGTCCAGGGCAATCTAAAGTTTTATTAAAACAAGTATTAGAGGGTGAATCATAAGCTTGAGTAGAACCACAAGAAGGCGGAGTCTGACAAACACCGGTAGAAGGGTTTAAAACCTGAGATACGGTACATTCAGAAACGCCACAAATGCCAAAACCGTTATCATGTTCGGGAGGCGTACAAATTGCAATATTGACGCAAAGCTCAGTTATAGAATCACGACGTTGAGAAGAAGAACAAGCGGGGGCATTAGTACAATTTGAACCTGATAAAGTACCGCCAGCAGGACATGATTGTGATACAGAAGTAAAATTATAAGTGCCGCCGGTTGCTGCACGAATACAACCGTTAGCATTGTTCCAAGTAAATGTCTCAATAGGATTATATGAAGACCCATATGCAGTACATACGGTTTGAGCAGAAGTTGAAGTTGAAGAACCACCTGACCAAGATTTAGAATAAGTATTAACTAAAGGATAAGTGTCAGCAAAAACAGCAAAAGAACTTAAAAAAAGAAAACAGGTAAAAAATAATTTAAACATCATTTGGAACCTGTAGAGACACCAACGAGAAACGCAAAAACCAGAAAACAGGATAAAACTATTGTAGTAACCATAAAAAACCCCAAACAAAGAGATAAGCGAAGTTATCCCTAAGTCTGGGATAAAAAGATTTGTTATTTACGCAACATGGATACGACCATACCAATACCAGTCAGAACGGCTACCATCGTAATAACACCAGCAGCAGCTAAACCCAAATTGGTTTGTCCGGCAGCAAACGCGCCAGTGATAGTAGTGCCTGTATCAGCAAAAGCACCATTTGCAGCAACAAACAAAGCAGAACCGGCAACAAATTTTTGATAATTTTTCATGTTATATTTTCCTAAAGGATTAAAAGTTAAGTTTTTTGAAGCATTTTAACGACTGCACCAGCCATCAGGCCAAGAGCAAAAGCCGCAAGGGTTTCGCCGATAATCTGTAAAAATAAATCTGGATTAAAGGCGAAATAAGTATCAAACAACGTCTGAATGGAGTTGACATCGGACGAGTAAGAAAAAGCACCGTTTACAACATCAAAAGCAGAATTGGCAGCATGACAAACAGTCAAAGCGTCAGACATAGTAACGGGCGGAGGATTGCCAACGTTAAAAAGTTCGAGGCTTGCATATTGGGTGCCAACAACTACAGAACCGTTAAGAGTGGTAAGGGTGCAGAAATACATAAATTAAATTAACCGAAAGAATGCTGTTTTTTATCGGCGGTTTTTTCGGGTTGTTTATCGTCGTGAGGTAATTCAACAACTTTAGACGTTGGAACGGGCGTGTTATTCAAAGAACGGGCAAATTCAGACGATACGGGGATAATCTGACCGGCTTCAAGCTGAAAATATACCTGCCCATCAGAAGTACGACCTTCTTTCAAAGGAATCATAATGGGTTGACCTGCATCAACATAACCTTGCAATTCATTGCGAACAGAGACGGGTTGCTTAATCAAATTCACATTGAAATTACGGGGGGACAGTTCGGAACAATTAAGGCGTAACGTCTTAATCTTGCCGTTCTCGTCTAATACTTCTTCAATGTGTTTGGGTTGTACAAATAAAAAGGCCATGATTTTTCCTGTAAATTAAGCGACTAGGCGCAGATGGTTGGGTAGTTGGGCGTGTTTGTAAAATGAAGGTGGTTGTAATTCTGTACGGGTTATTTCAATAACTTCTTTGATAATAACGGGAGAGAACAAAAGCAGATTGCAGGGCTTAAGAATATCAATGCCTATTTTGCGTAAACGGGCGCGGTGCGTTCTTACTTGTGTTTTTGTTTCGTCAAATTGTTCGCCGTTCATCCAGTTTATTGCATAAAGCGCGGTAATGTTGGCAGCCTTGGTATTGTCGCAAATGCCCTCCTCTACCAACGTGGCGTTTATAGTTCGTAAGTCCATAGCTGACACCTTTAGTTTTTTGTCTATGTTGAGAAATTGGTTGTGTAGGTCGGTTAGTGGTTTAAGGTCGGACAGGCCGTACCATTGCAGATTATGTTTAGAAAGATAAGGCGATTTTATTTTTAACTCATGACGGGTTACGCCAAGATCAGAACAGTGTTTTATTAATTGAGTAACATATTTATATTCGGGTGAATCGTCGCCAAACGTGCGTTTAACTTTGGGTAAAAGATGAAGCGTGTATTCGTGAGCCTTGTTGTAAACACTTGGATAAAGTTCTCTGGAATTACCCAATATTGATTTCCACTCGCAAGTATTACCGTCGGCGTACAAATAACCCCTTGAACGGCGATAAGGCATCATAGATAGTGCTTTAAGATAAGCACTGACACAACCGCCAGCACCTACGATCATGTTAGATGTCAAATCCAAACGGGTAATAACAGCACCATTGACCAAAGGCAAAAGCTTGATAGAACCATCGGACTTTTTATGCTCCTGATAGCTGACAAAAGTACACTTGGTAAAGACAGGCAAACCCAAAGAAACCAAAATATGATTATAAACAGCAAAACAATCATCAAGATTAGTAAAACCAAAAAGGTTATCCAGACGGTTGAAGCGTGAAGGGTTGCCCTCCATAACGATGCGATTAGCCTGAACATGCACAGAAATTGACGTAGAGTAACTACCTTCATGAACAACACGACTCTGACGAACCTTGCCAAAATCACCTTCAATAAAATCAAAATGGGCATATCCATCATCTGAAATTATCGGAAGA